ATTATTTTCAGTAGAACTCAACCAAAAACCATTAAATGAACTACTTAATATAACTGCGCCTTTAGGATAACCACCTACAGTAGTAGAAAATGCTGAATCATACGGAAAGAAACCACCAGCTTGTTGCCATTGTGTAATTGCTGTTATTTCATTTAAGATACCATTAAAATCAGCACCGAAAGGTGGAACGCCACCTGTACTAATAGGCGTAAAAGTTAATGGTGGAAATCCATCATGCAAAGATGCTTTACCATTAGTTACCCCAATTTGAGAAGCTGTTGGAATAGTAGCGATATAACTTCCAGTAGCGGCATAAGCAAATGGCAATGGAATCTTGGTTGGTATATTGGTACTTTGCATGATTTATCCTATTAATAAGTTAATGATACGCTAACGCCAGCAGGTCTAGGAAATACACCTGAATTGTTAATAATTGCAATTTGTACTGCACTTGGTACAAAAGTTAAATGATATTGGAATGACATACTTCCTGAATTAATTACATAAGCTGAACCATAAGGATTAATACCATCACTCGTGCTAAATTCAGCTTGCAACAAAGCATTAATAGATGGGATAGATAAATTGGATATATTAGCCGCCGCTTTAACTAAAATCAATCTTCTATATTGAGCATCTGCTAAAGCAAAAGTTGTAGTCAATGCTGTTCCTGAACCAAATGGAGCTTGCCCAAAAGGTTGCGGACCTGTAGACGCTGTTGGAGCAGTATAGGCTTCTTTAAAACCTAAATAATTAGATGCACTTACTTGTAGATAACGAGATACACCAACAATCTGACCCCATATATCTAATCCATTTCCTACAGCAGTAGCTATATTCCAAATATTAGAATAAAAATTAGCAATATCAATAGTAGGGTCTACTGCATCATTAAATGATTGTAATAATCCTACAAGCGTAGGGCTATCTACATATTGACTTAATAAGGTTTCATCCCAACTCATCATACTAATGTCACCACAATATTAGATGCAGTAATTGTTGGTAATTGGTCTATTCCTAAAGCTGCTAATAATGTAGAAGGACTTGCTGTTAAACCTAGATAAACTTCAATAACATTAACATTAGGATTGATTGCATTGATATTTGCATAATATCTACCTGAATATGAAGTTGAATTAATCGTAACTGCTGACCCACCATCTTGACCATTAAATGAAGCAATAACAGCATTTTGTGTTAATTGAACAATATTTGATGGCAATAAAGTATTATTTTTTATTTCAACAATAAAATAAACTGGTGCGGAAGTTGGTATTAAATATGTAACTGAATAACTTGGATAAGGTGTTGGATATGTTGTATCGTAAACAGTCACAGTTGTATTTCCGTTATATGCACAACCCGGTGAATTTTTACCCCAAATAGCTTGAGCTACCGCAGAACTTGTACCGCCAGCTACACTCACACATACAGAATGAGCCGCTAACGAATAACTTGTGCTTCCATAACTAACAGTACTACCTGTAGGATTGTCAGTAACGAAAGCTCCAATAACATCTGGAACTTGTGTTACAGCTGCATAAATAGCTTGAATTGAATTAACTGAATTTCCAGCAACACTCGCAGACCTTCTAGCTTCAAAAGCCGCTCTAGTTTCTACCAAATTACCAACCGTACCTGTTGCTGGATTTGAAACTGTATTCCAACCAGCGATTGCAGTATAAATAATATTCAATGCGCCAATAGCACAAGCAATTGCACCTTGCGTTTGATTTTGGAATTGAACTGTAACATTTCCACTTGAAGGAATAGTAGCAGAAGTTGTAGACGAATATAAATATCCACTTGTATCTTGTGCTACTGAACCTACTGGAATAATTGTTCCTACAGCTCCATTACACGTACAATTTACAACTGTACCAGCACCCGGTATTCTTTGAATAAAATAAATTTCACCAATTGCATCTTGCCAAATTCCTGAAGCCATTGACGGATTAACTTGATTAGCTATATAAGCAATCTCGTTATTCTTATCGCCAATAATTGCCGTTTCAGATTGCGCTAATTGACCTTGAGGTGTTTGAAGTGAAGGATTAACGCCACCACCAAAAGCCGTATCAATGTCAGCTTGTACGCCAGTTAAAATTGCAGATTCGGAAGGCAGTACTGGACTGCCATTGACCCAAGTTATTTGAGGAACGTTAGTTGACATTATGCAGCCCTCGCAAATTCACCGTGATATTTTTCTCTAGCTTCAATAGCTACCAATTCAGCTAATTCATTAATTGTCATAGGTTATCCAAATGCCACATTGTTAATTGCTCCATCAGTATCAATAATTTGTAGTGTTCCTGAAAGAACTCGATTCTCAAAAGATGTAAATGTAACTTTAACAGAAACTACATTAGGAATAGTAAATGCCGCCGTTGTTAATTGTAAATTAACAAATTGCAAAGGCGGAAATAATCCTAAAATATTTTGCCAATAAGGTAATCCTAAACTATTATCATACCAACATTCACCTAAAAATGTTCTAGTAGCTGAAGCTACATCTTGAGCAATAGAATAAGGCGCATCAGCTAATGCAATATTTCCATTTATATCTAATACTAGGTCCCATTGTGACTGGTCTAGTAATAATGAGTTTTGAATTATTGTCATTTTTAACCTTTATTACATCGGACTACTTGGAGTACCAGTATTACCGCCTTGTGGGTCAGAATGTGTATGACTATTATAAATAGACCGCATCTGAGCCATTGAATGAGTATTAGTAGCTGAATTATCTATAATATCACCACTCACTTTTAAAATTGGCGTATTCATTGTAACACTTGTAGAAGAATTTACGATTGCAGTTGGAGCATTTACAGTTACATTTACTGGAGAAGTAATTGTTATGCCTGAACTATTAAATTGAACATATTGTGTGGGAGCTGAACCAATGATTGTCATAAGATAAACCATATCTGACATATCATTTTTACGAGTAGAACCGGGAGCAGATACTTTTTTTGCATTTTTAACTGTGGAAATATCCCTATCGCAAACAGTCGCAATCCCAATATCACCCACTACAGGGTCAAGAATAATCCCATTACTACCGCCCTGTATTCTCATATAAGGAACATTATAAATTATTCCATGTGGCATTAAATTTTTATTGCCATCCATGCCACTAACTAATGGTTGTACATTTACATATCCAATAGGTGAAACTCCCCCTGAATTAGTAACTGCTTGAACTATTACAGGCATAGCAGTTCTTAATCCCGACATGGCGGCTGTCATAATAAAATTTAATCTACCAATATCGGAAGAATTATCAGCAGGGACTAGATTATTAATTATATTAGTTTGCTGTGACATAATATGAACCTTGACCTTGAGAACGCCTATTTAATCTAACACTTGTAAACCAAGCCCCGTCTATTGTTAGTGTACTTAATTCATGTGTAACAACATGAGCATCCCATTCCCCATTTGCTTTAATAATGGATGATGTTAAATTCACTTTTCTTCCATTTGATAACGCTTCATTAAATTCAGTCTTAATAAAAAAACCTTGCGCCCAATAAACAGGATACCCAACTAATCCAGTTTGAGGACTTATATCAATAATCACATCATCTATATTCCCATCATTAGACCAAATGGATACAGTATTATTTTCTATTTTATATGGAAAACAAGCGGCTTTAGCTACAGTTTTAATTTGGTCAATAATAGAACCACTTAAATACTGGTTGGTAATAATTGCATGAGCATTATTGTTAAAATTTTTGAATGACCAATTACTCCCCATTGATGCAGTTAATGAGGCAATAATATCTTCAGCATTTTTTGACCCGTTGTAACTGTTAGGAGCTACGCTCGTTGATTTTTCATAGTAGCCTGAAGCGGCAGTTACAACAAAACAAACTTCAGGAATAGCAGAAAAATCAATAAAACTTGATTGAATGTGTCCTGAAAAAACTTGTATTAAAGGCTTACCTTGATTTCCAACAACTACAGTTATGCTAAAATTATTCACCGATACTAAATTCGCACCTGCACTGGAATATTGATTCATTTGCTCTAAAGTCATACCATAGACTTTAAGTTGCAATTGACCGATAGAATTTGTTCCACCCGGATTGCTGATAACTGCTTGACATTTTAACCCTTGTAAATTTACATCTCCAGTTGTTGCCCCAGAGAATTGTAAATTTATTTGTCTAATAGCAAAACTCATACTTCGTAAACCAATAAATATTTAGAATTTAATCCTGTATAAACAGGGTCAGTTTGACCTGAAGTATCAAAGAAAAATAATTGACCAGTAAATCCTAAATAAGACTCTCTAACTAATCCAACTAGATTTAAACAAATCATTGAATTTACAATTTGAGTTCCATTAAGATTTAAGTCAAAAAATAAACCTGTATTTTTTTGATATAAATTAATAACACAATTTTGCGTTCCTAATTGAACATTAAATGATTGTGAGGCAATAGAATTAACAGGAATTATTTGTATCATTTTATTCTCATGTAGAAACTAAAATTGATGGAATTACAACAGGCGGATTAAGTGGAGATACTTGCCCATTAATGTAAGTAGAAGCCCCACTAGGTTCAGTAGTCGTTGGAGTTGCTTGTTGAGCAATTATAACTTGTTGAAACCATAATTGAGCAATAATTAAAGAAACACCTTGTTTGGCTTCTCTACGATAATCTACATGAACTAAATTACAATTCTGATAAGTAAAGTTTGGAGTAATTACATTAATTAGTGTTAGAGAGTTCATTAATTGTTCTATAGTACTAAGAAAATTCTCTTTAGTCATAGCCCCTTTACCATTACATGAAATAGTCACTCTAACATCAAATGGCATAGCAACTTTGTTATAGCTTGCAAAACTTCCCCCTTCAATTGGATAGGTTGGTATTTTGCGTTCTTCTCTATATTCAAAATCAATAAATGAATCAGGCGTGATAATACTTTGACCTGTAGCTCCAACAAATCCCCATTTAGCACCTGTAATTTTTGTTAATATTGGGTTTGATTGAGAAACACTTGCAATAGGAAATGAATTGGGTGAACGTGGGATTGGCGGAACACCCGGCAAATTAGGAATGTTAGGATATGGAATTAAAGGCATTATATAGCTCCCCCTACGCCATAACCAATTAAGGCTTGGTCTTGTAATGTTTTCTTAATATCAGTAATTATCCCTGTCGCATCTTGAGCCGCAGAATATACATTTAATTCATTAATGGTCGTATGAATAGTAGATGATGAAGAATTATTTGCAGACATTGGCGCAGTTGCATTTGTTCCCGTCATTGTATGATATTTTGACAAGTAATCAGTAGTTTCAGGTGGAAGACTTCCCATTCCTTTTTTATCTACATTACTCATTCCCCAATTATAACCAGCCAACATTTTATCAACATCACCGTTATAATGGTTACTTAAATCAGATAAAAATTTAGCCGCTCCAGTTGCAGATTGATTTTTATCAAAAGGATTTGTAACGCCATATTGTTTTGCAGTATCAGGCATAAATTGAAATGCCCCCATTGCACCACTTTTGGGATTAACAGCATTTGGATTGCCATGTGATTCAATTTGCATTATTTTGCTTAACATTCCAGCAGGTAATCCATATTGTTTTTCTAAATCCGCAAATGACAAAGTAGAAGTGACATTTTCCCAATGACCGCCACTTCCTCTAGTTTTACCACCTACCCATTTCTTTGTAGGATGATTGCCATTAGGATTATCTTGTAATGCCCACTCAGAACCTTTCCCTGTTTTACGTGCTTGTATATGCCACATTTTCCCAGTAACAGGGTCGATTTCCCCTTCTTTGTGTTTACCATTGCCGCCAAATTTATTAAGCGCAACCGCCATTAATGCAACTGCGGCAGGTATGGCTAATATAATACCTAGAACACCACTTAATGACACTCCGATAACTTCTAATGATGTTACTATTAATCCACTTGCGGCTGAAAAGACAATTCCTAATGTTTTTATAATTCCACTTAAAGCAAGCAATCCACCAGTAGCGGCAATTGCTTTAGTTCCAATGCCATTAACAGAATTATCCCAATCTGAGAATTTTTCAATGTTAGTAGTTAAATAACTAGATAGATTATTTAATGAAGGCAATAATCTATCTAATCCTTCGTTTTTTAACCCAGTTAATGATTGAATTAATTTCGCAGTTTTTTCTTGAAATATTTTAGAATTTTCGCTTAATGAAGGAGTAAGATGATTTAATTTAACATATTCATCAAATAATTTTTGTAATGCTGGACCACCAGCCAATAGCATATTATAGCCATCTGTATCAAAGCCCAATAAGTCAGCAATGTTTTTGGTTTCTTGTATTGTATGTGCTGATTTAAACTCTTTTAAAGCATTTGAGATTTTAACTATATTTGTGGCATCTTTATCTTCTAAACGTAAATAGCCTAACCCTAATTTTACGTTTTCACCACCCATGCCCATTGAAAATTTAGCAATACTACTTTCTATATTTTGAAATGTTGATTGTAAGGAAGCCGCACTACCACCAAATCCTTCAGCAACTCCACCCCATGCTTGGAGTTTTGCGGCTGAAATTCCTAATAGATTAGATTGACGGCTTAATGAAGCGTTAGAAGCTGTGACTGTTGTTACAAATTCCTTCATCCCAGCTAAGCCTAAAAAAGCCCCACCGAATGAAATTAAAGCATCACGAGATTTTTCGAAACCTAGAGCTGTTTCTTTTGAACTGCGTTGAGTATTCTTTGAAGTTTTCTGATTGGCTTCATCAAATTTCCGTAATTCATCTATGGATTTTTTTTGCGCTTTATCGAATTTAGATGAGTCAAGCCCTAATTCTATTAGTAAACTGTCGATAATTGTAGCCAAAATATATCCTTTTTATTTAGTCTGGCTCATTAAATAAGCGTTGTGTCTATCTACGGCATTTATTTCTAACAATATCCACATATCCTCAACACCATAAATAGTGTCGAGTTCATGTAGTGTAGCTAATTTAGAAGATACAACAGTTGCTATCGCTTGCGTAGTGGCTTGATACTCAATGAGCTTTCTTGCATTGTTTCCTGTGCTTCTGATTCCGAAGTCGATTTGCTTTCGTTTAAAAAAAAATCCATGTGTAAATTCCATATAGCTTTTCTTAATTGTAAGCGAGTTCCAACTTCTTCAATATCTTCTTCGACTAATTTACGTTTAATATTAGCTGAAGGAATAATTTGAACGCAATTCATCATTTCATCTAAAAGCGGTTTTGCCGCATCAAATGGAATCTTGAGTAAATTCATATATCCTATTGCCATTAAACCTGACATACCCTGAGAAGCTAAACCTTCAGGTATCTCAATGCCAGCATTGCCGACAGCTAAGATAACCTGAAAAGCCCAGTTTTCAGCCTGAGAAGCAGGCATTTCTGTAATTAAAAACTGTTTACCTAAATCTCTACCAGTTTCAGCTACGAATGTCGTTTCTTTTCTAGCCATTTATTTATAACTCCAGTTATACGCCTGTTATTGAACCTACGATAGATTGCCAAGTTATTTCATATACTACTGGTTGTAAAGTCTTTTTAACAGCAGGAAATGGAGTTGCCGCAGTTAAATAGCCATTAACAAGGCTATAAGCCCTTCCTGTCGATGGTAAAATAATTGTACCATTAGCTAAAAATACATCTACTACTGCATCTTGTTCCGCTCTCCAATTATCAAAAACCGATACGCTAGGACTATCAGCTTGAAGATGAATAGTCATTTTATATGGAATCCATACTTTACCACCTGAAAGACTGCCATCGACGCCCATTAAAACTTCTGATTGTTGGACAGATTCACTTTCAAAGGCATCATCAACGGCATAGCCTTGAATGTTAGATGGACCATATAGTCCATCTATGACGAGTGTTAATACTGAATTTGCTGAGGTTATTGTTGCCATGATTTATCCCTTATTGAATAACGATAGATGCAAGAGTAATTTGTTGTACGCTTTCACCATCTTGATAATA